GAGTGTTACGGTCGGCGCGATCAGGCGGTCGAACCAATATACGGTCGTGAAACCCTGTTGCTCCTTGTTGGGGTAGGACGCATATTCGGTGCGGCTGACAGGCATGATGATCCGGTCGATATTCGAGCCGCCGCCTGTCGTCACCATGTAGGCGTCGAGGATCATCACCGTGTTGGCGTCGACAGCGTATGTCGAGACGCCCTGCGTCACGGGCGTTGTCACGAGGTCGACGGCCCACAGGTTTACGCCTTGGTTCGCCCACGACGCCAGCATCATGTTCGTCGCCATGCGGGCGCTCTGCATGTGCTCCTGCACGAGCGACGTCGGCCGGATCTGGCAGAGATTGAAGGCGTAGAGCGTCAACTCGCCGAGGGAGGGGTTGAAGGTGTAGGTGCCGCTGGAGGTCATACGTTCGCCCCGACCTGATCCTCATCATGAGGGAACACCAAAACATCAAGTTCGACCTGCGGGCAGTTCAGCAGCACAGGCCACGCGGCGGCGTGCGTCGCATCGCTCAAGACTTCAGTGCCGACAGTGTATGTCCCGTCGGCCAGCAGCCTCGGGATAAGATGCTCCGTCGTGATCTGCACGGTGTCAGAGGCGGAAATTATCAGGTAGGGCATCAGACGTTCGCTCCTACTGATGTCGCCCACGCCTGAATGGCGTTATATTGCGCCAGTTCCTGCGCGTCGGAAAGCGGGCCACCGACCACAACGAAGCCGACAGAGGACGCCCGGAAAGAGGCCGCCGTGCCCGCGTTGTTGTAGCAACCCACATAGATGGCGCGCGTCGGCGCGGCGGTCCCTGCAGCTACGGTGGCATCCGTAAGTTTCACGCCCCGGTCAAAGAGCTTCACGGTCGAACTGCCGCCAGCCCGGCTCGCGGCTTTCAGCCCCCGGCTGTCAGTCGTTCCGAGGGTGAAGCTGGCGGTCAACCCATTCGCGCGGGCGGTGGCCGTTGTCCCTGTTCGGTTGTTAAGTGTCAAATTACGCCCTGCGGCGTCCAGAACGCCTGCGCTCAAGCCAACCGAGTTGACGTTCGTCCTCTCGTAGACGCCGATGCGCTGGTTCGTGCCCGTGCAGTTGATGCCGTTAGTTGACGGAATGAAGCCTGTGTTGAGATATTGCGTCGTGCCGTTGAATGCGTACCCACGATCCGCCGCGAAGGTCGGTGAGTTGACTGCCACTGCAAGTCGGCGCTGTTTCAGCGACGTCAACGCCTGCGGCGCGTTCTCGCCCCACAAGGGCATATAGTCGTCGGTCAAGTCCCACGCCCCGGACGCCTCCTCTGCCACGACAAAAGTGCTGGCGATAGCCAATCGAGCTGGCGACACGCTCCCTCCGTTGGCGACCACCGCCGCCGCCCAGAGGGCTACCGCGGGGGGCACGGCGCCCAACAACGTCAACCCTTGGCCGTACAAGGTCGTCCCGGCGGCGTTCAGCGCCAGCCCATTTTTGCCGAGCGACAAGCTGCCGCCTAGGCTCAAACCCGTGCCATCGTTAGAGAGGCCAACCATTCAGGACGCTCACTTCGGCACTGCGCTCGCCTGCAAGAACGTAGCCGTCACGGTTCCCGTGCCGCTGTTCAGGAGGACGCGCGCGAAGACCGGCGTGAAATTGTAGTTCGTCTGCTGCGTCGCCGTTGCGCCCACAACGTTCGTATCGGAACTGGAAACCCACGTCACGGCCGAAGGAGCCACGGCATCCGCAGGGCTGTTCGGGTCGTCCAGCGTCTGCTGGACGGTGTAGTTCACCGTGCCGCTGACGGTACACTGGATGGCGACGCCGTTCGGCGCGTAGTCGTCGAAGCGCACCCACGGCGAGCCGCCGACGCCGTTGGTGCCGATGGTGACGTTGCCGGCCAGCGCCGCGCTGTTGACCACCGAGGTGACCGTGAAGAAGTCGAGGGCGGTAAAGGTCGTCGTGTTGTTGACGCCGGCCACATCCTCGCTGAGCACGTCGCCAGCCCTGTTCGTCCCCGTCACCGTGAAAGTGACCCCCGTCTCGTTGGCGGTCGTGGTGATCAACACACGCCGCGGCGCACCCAGCAGCGCGACGCCGGCCGAGACGAGGGCGCCGTTCAGCGTGAAGGTGGAGGCGGGGTTCTGGGCCTGCGCGATGCCGTCGGCATCGGCGGCGGCCAGCGGGCCTGCGGTGACAGTAATCGGGCGCATCTATGGGGCTCCTAGCACTTCACGTCCCACTTCTTCAGCGCAAGGTTGATGCGGCTGTTCGGGTCGTGGGCGGTTTTGGGGGATGTCAGCTTCTCCTTCATCCCGCACATGCGGGCCCGGAAGCTGTCGCGTCGCGCAGAGGACGCCGGGCTGCTCTTGGCCTGCTCCGCGGTGACGGGCGGCTTGATGTTGTATCCGGTGGCGCGCAGGGACGCCCGGCCGGTGGCGTTCAAGCCGCCTGACGGGTTCTTTCCCTCGCGACGCTGCCATGCCGGTGTGCGGGCCATCAGGCACCTCGAAAAAGAGGACGGGGGCCGAGGCCCCCGCCGTGGGTCAGCAGCTGCTCTGCTTGCTGCTGCGGCCCCGAGCGGGGGTGCCGCTGTGGGCCGAGGAGAGCGGGTTCATGTTCGAGCCCGTGCGGCCGCCGCTCTTGCGAGGCATGCGGCCGGCGTTGAGCTTGGACATCTTGCCCTGCATCTTCACGGTCTTGCCGCCGCGCTTGCGCTCTTCGGCGGCGTCCGTGACATCGTCGGCACCGGGACCGTTGTACTTCCCGTTCTTCCGGCTGAGGTCTTCCTTGTAGGCGGCGACGCCGCCGCCGGCTTCACGATTCTTGCGATAACGAGCCTTCATGGCCTACTCCATCAGGACGGGTTGACGGCGATGCCGCTGGTGGCCGCTGTGGGCGCGGCGCCATCGACGTAGATCTGACCCAACGAATTGGCGTCAGTGCCGAATTCGGTGATGCCGACGAGCGTGCATTCCTTCATCAGCAGCAGGCCCCCCGCCGACGCCGGGAGCGTCGCGAGGGCGCTCATGGTCGTCGAGGTTGAGCTGACGTTGTTGATAAACGTGCAGCGGTCGAACTTCTGCCAGCGATCAATGCCGGCCGCGGCCGCCACGATGATGCCCAGCGTCGTCGCGGAACTCGTCTGGAAGGCGAAGTTGCAGCCCCTGAACGTGTTGCGCGCCGTGCCCCCGGAGAACTGGAGCGTGGCGTTCGCTACCGTGCGCGTCACGGTGTCAAGGCCAAGCTCGCAGCCGTCGAAGGTGTGCTCGCCGGTGCCGCTGATCAGCAGCGAACGGCTGGTAGTCGCCTGCGCCGAGGCCGCGTCGCCCGCACCACCGAACATGACGTTCGAGTAGTAGTTGCGGCCGCCGCTGTCGGTCCACGCGATCTGGCTGGCGCCGCCGGTCGAGAAACCGTTGTACACCGAGAAGTTCGCGAAGATGCATCCCGACGCCGACACCGTCACGAAGTTGCCCGACCCGAAGGTCGCCATCGTGTAGGTCCCCGACGGAGGGGCGATGCGTGCGCGCTGGCTGACCATGGTCGGGGCGCACATGCCAACGATGTGGCACGCGTCCTTCGCCCAGACGAGCGTGCCGGCGGTAGCCGCAGGCGTCAGAACCTGCGCGTTTGCCAGCGACAGGCGCTGGGTGGAGGCCGTCGTGCCATCGCTGACGATCACGGCCACGTCGTTCTGGCCGGCCGTCATCTTGTACTGCGCTCCGTAGAGCGTCTGGAGGGGGCTGTCCGCCGATCCGGTGTTGCCGTCGCTTCCGTTGACGTAGTCGACGAAGTAGACGTTGCCGGTGGTCAGAGGAAGACCGGACATCCCCATGGTGGGGATGCCGGCGACTTCCAGCCCGCTCAGGTGAGTGATACCCATGTTGAGCGGCTCCTTATCAGGCGGTCGGGAACGATCCGAAGATCGAGCGGAAGTTGTAGTAGCCGAACGAATACCGTTCGTAGCCCTTCACCAGCAGGTTGTCGGTGACGAAGTCCACCTGCATGTCCGTCTCGAACTTGATGCGCTCCATGTAGGAGAGCCCGTCGATGTTGGTCATCAGGAACCACGAGAAGGCCGACGTGAGGAAGTCGTTGACCATGTAGCCCTCGGGCAGGCCGCCCGCGGTGGACATGATCGCGTTGACGTCGTTGTCGGCCGTGCCGGGGCGCAGCTCGGTCTTGGTCAGTCGGATGGCGACCGGCTCCAGCTGCGGCGGAACGATGAGCTTCCGGGCGCGGGCGAAGACCTTGAGGCCCGCCTGATCCTTGAAGTTCGTCCGAACCGCGATCATCGAGTTCAGCAGCGACGCCTCGTTCAGGTCGACCTGAATGGCCGGCTTGTTGGCGACCGTGCCGCCGTCGATGGGATGATCGGTGGCGCAGAGCGCCTTGCCGTCACCGCCGATGGAGGCGTTGTAGGTGGTCGCCGTGTTCAGGATGTTCGCGCCGTAGATCTCCTTGGTCTGCTGGAAGCTCTCGATCAGACCGAGGTTCGACGGGTGGAACTGCGTCTTGTACAGGTTGTCGTCGATGGCCTTGCGAGTGATCGCGTAGCCGAGGGCGATTTCCGTGTGCTCCTGATTGTAGACGAAGCGTTCGCCGGCGCCGTTGTCGAAGGCAGTCTGGCCGCCTTCGGTCTTCAGCTGGGCGAGCCCGAGGTACCGCATCTCGGCGGTGCGTTCGAGCGCCATCTTCGAGTCGTGCTTGGTGAAGATCTTGTCGTACTGAGACGGGATCATCTCGTACTTGCCCTCGACGCCACGCAGGCCGGGGAGGAGCAAGTCATTGATGGCGGAAAGATTAACAGCCATTGGTCATTACTCCTTAGCTGATGCCGGTGGGGCCGGCGCCGTTCGAGCGCAGCCATTCGTTGTTGAAGCCGACGATGACCTGATTGTAGGCCGAGGTCGGATCAGCACCGTTGGCGCCCGGCGGGGCGACGATCAGGCCGCGCACGATGAACGGGAAGGTGACCGTGGTGTTGGCGGTGTCGAGGTAGGCGCCGGACTGGCCGGTGCTGGCGTTGCCCGTGCCGATGGCGAACTGGGCGTACTGCCCGACCTTCGAGCTGGTGACCGTGGTCAGCGTGCCCGTGATGTTGAAGGTCGTGCTGGTGCCCATGACGAGGAACTGCGCGTTCGGGTCGTCGATGACGTAGGCTTCGACGTCACCCGAGGCATCGCTGCCCGGCCAATAGCTGTTCCACACGGTGCGCTTCTGCGACACCGAGAGGTACTTGCAGCCGACGAAGATGCCGGCGAGCGTGGTGGTGCCGGGCGCGGCCTGCGTGATGTAGCCGTTCGCGGTCGAGATGACCGGCATGACCGGGTCGCCGCTGTAGATGGGGGTGGTGTCGGTGGACGCGATCACACGGGTCGACTGCGCGAAAGTCGGCGCACCGCCCGAGCCGCCGTAGTACTGGCGGAAACCGAAAGGCGTATTCGTGTTCGCCATATCGGAAACTCCTTTGTGAAGGAAGGTCCGCAGGCGTCCCGAGACGTCGCAAGATCCGTGAAAGTCAAAGCCTCGCACCGGGGAGGCAGTGGATATAATGCGCCAAGACGGCGGCAGGCTTCAACTTGACAGTATGTCAAGAAAAAGGGGGCCCGAAGGCCCCCTCAGACTGAGAGACGGACCCCTATGCGTCTTTCGGGATCGGGATCGCCTCGAAGCTCTTCTTGATGACGGGGCGCGTGCGCGCGTCGGAGAACTCAGCCTCCATCGTGCCCGGCGGCGCCGCGTTGAGCTGCTGCTCCTTCGCCCTGATCTGGTTGCGCGCGCGGTGCCGGTCCATCTCCTCGATGCGATCCGTGATCGCCTTCGGGCGCTGCATCAGAACCTGACCCTTGCGCTCGATGGTGTCGCCCTTCCAGTTGACGGGCATCATCTCCGGGTGGCGCCGGGCGGGGACTGCCTCCCAGCCGGTGCGGGCGAGCGCGACCTGATAGGCAGGATCCTCCTGCCCCATAATCGTGCGGCGCTTCCACTCGTAGGTCCATCCATCGGGAACCATGTCGGGTGAGAAGTAGAACTCATCCGTTCCCTCGTTCATGTCACCGAGGTGACCGAGGATCTCGGCCTCGCGCCGTGCGGCCGCGGCGCGAGGGTCGTCGTCACGCAGCGGGGGCCGCATGTCGGGGCGCGGAGACGTGTCGAGGACCGTCTCTTCCGTCTCTTCGGGGCGGCGCGCGCGGCGGCGGCGGCCGGCGGTCTGGGGCAGCGTGTCCATCAGTTCAACCGTCCTTCCTTCTTGAGCGCGACCTTGTTCTTCGCGTACTCCTCAGGGGTCATCTTCATCATCGCAGCCATCTCACGCTCTTCGCCAGAGAGGCGGACCACGTTGCCGCCCCGCGTCTCGCGGGATACCGGCGCAGCGGGCGGCGGTGTCGAGCGCCTTGAGGCAGTCGACAGCGCCTCGTCGTTCGCGGGGGCCTTGCGGAGCCCCAGCACGTCCTCGACAGCCTCGAAGTACTCGTCGCTGTCGGCGGCGTGGCCGTCGGCCACGGCCAGATTGTGCGCCGCGATCATCTTCTGGTTCAGGCGCGGGTCGCTGACGAACTGGGGATGTTTGCGGACCCAGTCGGCCGAACGCGGCGAGAGCTGCACCGCAAACGCCTCGACGGGGTCCGAAGGCCGCGACACCGGCATGACGGGCGCCGGTGTGTTCTCCAGCGCCTGCTTGCCCTGTTCGAGCTGCAGGAGCTTGGCGGCGTGGGTCGACATGTCCTCCTGATAGCCAGCGGCGGCGTCGTAGTCGCCGTTCGACATGGCCGCCTTGTAGTTGGCCTTGGCGATCTCGTTGCTCTGGCGCAGCGTGTCGATGGCGTTGGACACGAGCTGCAGGTTGGTCTCCTGCACCGTGCCACGTGCCTCGTGTGCCTCCAGCTCGGCGCTGTGACGCGCCTCCTCGGCGGCCTTGGCGCGCGCCTCGGCCGCGGCCAGTCGCTGCTTCAGGTCGTCGACGCCTTCGTCGAGCGTGACTTCCTTCGGCTGCGTCTCGTCGGCGACTACGATGTCTTCGTTTTCCATGCTGTCCTCACCACACACGGTCGGGCTGGTCGACCTTGCCCCTGATCGCCGTGTCGTCGATCAGTCTGCAGGCGACGCCGTTGACGTTGATCGCCCAGCCATCGCTGGGCCTGAAGATGACCCAGTCGCCCTCGTTGATGCTGGCGTCGGCAAACCACTCACCGCGCTCGTCAACGAAGGCCCTCGGACCCTTTTTCACGACAAGGCCCGCCTTACCCTGAATGCGGTCCTCAGACGTGTAATTGTCCGTCAGGTAGATGCCCGACTTGGTCCGGTTGGGCCGCACGTAGATCGCGACCAGAACCGCGTTATTGAAGACGTCGACACCGGACGTGTCGCCAAGCGTGGCGAGCAGTTCCTTCTTCGGGTCAACCTCGTGTTTCATAGCCATCTGTGGCATGTCAGCTCCTCTCTGCGCCTTTAGTGATCGCCTCCGCTTCCTCGTAGATGTCGAGCGCCTCGCGGAGGCCTTGGAAGCGCCCGGTTTCCCGTGCGTACTCACGCTCGGACATCGTCCCGTTCATCACGTTGTGCGTGATGACGGTCATGCGTTCGGCGGCAAGCTCGTTGAACTTGCGGCCCAGTCTCGTGTCGAATTTCACTGGCTCCTCCCAGTGGCCGAAGGTGGGACGCTGCGCCGTGAGGAGCCGTCGCAGCGTCCCGGTCGCCGGCCAGCGATTACCTCTTGTGCTTCTGGATCGCGATCTTCTCGATGCGGCCCATGCCGCCCAGAGCGCCCGCGTCCATGTCCTTGTAGGAGCGCGCGCGGCCGCCCGAGAGGCGCCCCACACGCTTGCCGTGCTCGATCTCGACCTTCTCCAGACGTCCCATGCCGCCCAGAGCGCCGGCGTCCATGTCCTTGTAGGACTTGTAGGCGGCGCGGCCGCCGCGCTTGCGCGGCATCGGGGGCATGCCCGGCGGGCCGCCCAGACCCGGCGGCGGACCGGGAGGGGGCATCGGCATCGGCATCGGCGGACCAGCGCCCATGCCCGGGGGCACGACGGGCGGGGGCGGCATCGGCGGCAGCGTCGGCGCCTTCGGCATCATCGCCTGCTGGTCGTCGGGCTTCCCGGCGTTGATCGAAATGACAATGTTGGTCTTGCCCTTGGTGCGACCGCCAGACTTGCGGCCCTGACGCATCTTCGCGAGCATCATCGCGTTGCGCGCCTGCCGTCCCTTCTCGCCTTCCGGTGTGCGCAGCTGGGCCTCGTCTTCCGCAGCCTGCTTCGCGTACATCGCGTCGAAGATTTCGCGCGAGCTGCCACCCTTGTTACGGCCGCCTGCGGCCTTCGGCATGCGGCCGCCGGTGGGGCGAGTGCCGCCGTAGTAGGTGCCGCCGCCGCTCTTCTTGCCGATGCCTTTGGCCTTCATAAGCTCGTCGATATCCCGGTACGGTTCACCAGTTGCCTGCGATCCGCCATCAGGGCCGCGCGTCGGGGCGTCACCCGGAATAGGCTTTTTAGCTGAGCCGCCAGCCTGCTTCTTCGTGCGACCGCCGCTCTTCTTACCCTCGATGAGCTTCTTGGCGAGCATCACGGGGGAGAGCGCCTCCAGCAGGCCGCCGCCTTCCTTGTGCGCGGGGCCGCCCTTCTTCAGCTTGATGTCTTCGGACTTGCCGCCGTGCATGTTCTTGTCGTGCTGGCGCAGGGCCTTCTTGATCAGCTTCTTGTCCTGATCGACGTCGCCGCCCTTGGCGTAACCGCCGACGTGCTTGTCGCCGCCCTCGCGGGCCTCGTTCGCCTTCTTCTCGTTGCGATTGATCAGGTCGGTCACCAGCGAGCGGCCGCCGGCCTTGCGCTGCTTGCGGTCGGCGCGCATGGCGGTGGGGCTGCCTTCGATGACCTTGCCTCCCTTGCGGAAGGCGCGACGCGAGATCGGGCGCATGCCCGTCTTGACGTCGGTGTTCAGCATCTCGGGCGGCGTCCAGTCCGAGGAATCGACCTTGGCCCTCGGCTCGCCCTTGCCACCCATGCGGTTGGCCTTGGCCTTCATGGCCGCGCGTGCGGCCTTCGACATCTCACTCATCTATTTTCTCCGTGTTACCGCGAGCGCACGCTCGACGATGTTGGACTTCTTCACGCCGTTGCGCCGGAAAATCGTTTGCCCGCCGTATCTATACGCGCTGCCACCTCCGGAACTGCTGGCACCGCCGTCGCCGCCAGAGCCGTCGGCCCCCGCAGCACCAGCTCCGCCGGTGCCGCCGCCGCCGTCTGCGGCGCCGCTGCTGCTACCGTCGCCGCCCAGTATCTCGGTCGATGAGGGCCCGTAGTTCGTCTGGTAGTACGGCATTGCCTCGGCAGCTGCCGGCGGTGGCGCAACGGCGGGTGCGGGCGCCGCGACCTTTGGGGTCGTCGGAAACATATCTTCGTCGCTCCTGCCGTTCAACGCCTGCGCCATCATGCGCTGGTAGGCATCGTTGGGAGCCTGCCCCGTGGCCTGTCGTTCCATGGCTTGATAGTTGGCGGGTGCCTGCTGCGACATGGCCTGCTGCTGCTGCGGGGCCTGCGCCGCAACCTGCTGGTTGAGATTGCTGAAGGACCCCTTCAGGTTCTGCAGCAGCTGGTCGATGCCGCCGCCGAATGCATACTTCGTGCGGCCTCCAGC